CATCAGAAATGGATCTGCTGTTGAGAAGTTTGGTGTTGATGCTGATAATGGCAACACCAATATCATCGGCACACTGACTGTTGGTGATGCAACTCAGATCAATGATACTCTGGGTGCATCGGGTATTGTTACTTTCACAAACAACACAGATCAGACTCTCACAGGTCTCTATGCTGCAGATGGATCCGTTAGACTATCTGGTGGTATGGGAGTCGCCAGAAATCTCGCTGTTGGCGGCAACATGCGCGTCTATGGTGACTTTGAGATTTCTGGTAGCACAACTCAGTCTGGTAACACTGGTTTCAGTGGTCGTGTTTCGATTACCAACACTTCTGAGGCATCTACTTTTGCTGATAATACTGTTGCACTTTCTACAGATGGTGGTTTCAGAGCAAGCAAGAACGCATGGGTTGGTGGCGACTTCCACGTTTGGGATGATGCAAACTCTAGAGATGCATTTGTCGTTGATGTAAGCACAGGTGATGCAACCTTACATAATACTCTTACTGTTGGTGGAGATTTAGTTGTAAATGGAACAACCACTACTGTTAATTCTACGGTCACAACTCTCGATGACCCTATTATTACTCTTGGAGGTGACACAGCACCAACGTCTAGTGACGGTAAGGACCGTGGCGTTGAATTCCGTTATTACGACGGCTCTGCGAAAGTGGGCTTCTTCGGATTCGATAGATCATCCTCCCAGTTCGCATTCTTAACTAGTGCAACTAATACTTCTGAAGTACTTACTGGCACAGATGGTGCTCTTCGTGCTGGCAGTCTGAATCTTACTGGTGCTGGCACATCTCTTGACGTTGATGCTAATGCCAACATTGATGGCACTTTGACAGTTGACGGTCAGATTATCTCTCAGGTTGTTTCTGGTCCTGCTCTGGTTATTCCTAATACATCTAAGATTAATAATCTGAATGCTGACCTTCTGGACAGCATGACAACTGCTTCAACAAATACAGCTACAACCGTTGTTAATAGGGACTCTAATGGAGACTTCGCTGCTAATCAAATTACAGTTAATTCTGGCATTGGCGCTCTTGCTGGTATTCAAGGTAATGCTACTACATCTGATGCACTCAGAACCGCAAGGACAATCACAATCGACGGCGTTGTCGATGGTAGCGTCTCCTTCGACGGATCGGCAAATGTAACTATCAGCACTACCTACAACGATGCCGACATCACTGCACTTGCTGCAATGGCAGGCACTGGTTTCGTTACAAGAACTGCTGCTAACACTTATGCACAACGCACTTTACAAGTAACAGCAGCGTCTGGTATCACCTTAACCAATGCTGATGGTGTTTCGGGCAATCCAACTATTAACGTCGCTTCTGCAAGCACCAACTCCGCAAACAACCTCGTCCTTCGGGATGGCACTGGTGCTTTTGCTGCTGGTGCAGTTACAGTAACATCTCTTGCGGCAAGTGGAGCAGCAACAGTTGGCACCACTTTAGGTGTGACTGGTATTACGACTCTTACAGGTCTTCTCAATGCTAATGGCGGTATTGCAGTTGATGGTACTAACTTTACTGTTAATGGTACAACGGGTGCTGTTTCAACTGCGAGCACATTGAATGTTGGTGCTGCAACAACTCTGGGATCTTCGTTGACTGTTACAGGAACTTCGGAGTTTAATAATACCGTTGATGTTGATGCTGACTTTGCAGTTAGGACTTCTCTTGGCGTAGATAAGTTTACTGTTGCATCTGCTTCTGGCAATACTACCGTTGCTGGCACGCTTGGAGTTACTGGTATTTCTACATTCACTGGTGCTCTTACAGCAAACGGTGGTGTTGTTGGTAACGTCACTGGTCAGGTATCTGACATTAGCAACCATGACACTGGAGATCTGACTGAGGGCACTAACCTCTACTTTACGAATGAGCGTGTTGATGATCGTGTTGCTGCTCTGATTGCTGGTGGTACAGGTATTACTGCTACCTATAACGATGCAGGTAACCTACTCACCCTGAGTGCCGAGTTTAGCGAGTTTGACACTGACGATATTGTTGAAGGTTCTACCAACCTCTTCACTACTGCTGCTCGCACACGCAGTCACTTTACATATGGCACTGGCATCACGCATGACGGATCAGGTGGTCTGTCAGTTACTCAGGCAGATATCAACACCGATAATGTAACTGAAGGTGTTACTAATATCTTCTATACTGAAGCACGCTTCGATACAAGTCTTAGTGGTAAGACTACCGACAATGTAACGGAAGGTTCTACCAACCTCTATTACACAGATGCACGCGCTGATGCCCGTATTGCTGCTGCAACTACAGATGACCTCACAGAGGGTGCTGCAAACCTTTATTACACTTCTGCAAGGGCAAACGCTGACTTTGATACAAAACTTGCTGCAGCGGATACAGACGACCTCTTAGAGGGCGCTACAAATCTTTATTACACAGACGCTCGTGCTGATGCCCGTATTGCTGCGGCAGATACTGATGCGTTGAGTGAGGGTGCTGTCAATCTTTACTATACTGACGCTCGTGCTGATGCCCGTATTGCTGCTGCAACTACAGACGACCTTTCTGAAGGTGCAACTAATCAGTATTATACTGAGGCAAGAGTCCAGACAAAACTTGACAATGCATTTGCTCAACTTCAGGCAATGCTTAATAACCTTGCAACTAACACTACTCTCACACTCAATCTAAGTGGAGATCCTACTCCTGGCGCAGTTGTAACCGCTGGTGCAGTTACTGAAGGTGGTGTTGGTGGTTTCACCGCTGACACTAATGTTGCTACCACTGGTGGGACTGGAAGCAGTTTGACTGTTGATACAACTGTTGTTGGTGGAGTAATCACTGCCGTTGCAGTTAATACCCCTGGTTCTGATTATCTGATTGATGATGTCATCACAATTGCCAACCCCAATGCTGGAGGCGTTGCAACGTTTAATCTTGCAACTATCGTTGGTGGCACAAACTACGTCACTGGCACTGCTTTAGCAACAACTGGTGGAACTGGTGGTGCTACTTTAACTGTAAACATTACTGCTTCTGCTGGTGCAATCACCAACGTCACAGTTAACAATGCTGGTACTGGTTATACCGCTGGCGATACCATCACAATTGTACAACCAATTGGTGCTGATGGTGTTAATCCCGCTTCTGGTGGTACTGTTGATATTTCTACAGTCTTTGTTGATGCAACGTTTGCTCTTGCAGACATCACTACGATGGAAGTTGGAGCGACTGTAACTGGTGCTACTTCTGGCACTACTGGTGTTATTACTGCACTTGGTACCAACCAAATCACAGTTGATACCGTTAGCGGTTTCTTCAAAGTTGGGGAAGTCGTTAGTGCAAATGATGTTACTACACTTACAATCTCTTCATTCGCCTGATAACAAATGTCCGCAACTAGACCCGCAAGCAAAGCAGAACTAAAGGCATATGCCCTTCGCAGATTAGGTTATCCTGCAGTTGACATCAACGTGTGTGATGAGCAACTCGATGACCTAATCGAAGAAGCAATCGATTACTTTCAAGAGTTTGCCTACAACGGAAGTTATAAGGCATTCATCAAGATTGAAGTAACCGATGCTATTAAAACTGCGGCACAATCTGAAACTCAGATGGGTGCAACTAATTGGTATGAAGGAAACGAGTATGTTTCTCTTCCTCCTGGTGTGTTAGCAGTCAATCATGTTTATAGTCAGATTGGTGCGTCTAGTATTGTTCCTGGAAATATCTTTAATATCAAGTATCAGATTTTCTTGAATGATATCTATGCAATGACGCATGGACAAATTCTACATTACTTCATGACATCTCAATATCTTGAGACTCTTGATTGGGTAACAAACTCAGCAATGAATCGTAGAGTTAGATTCAATGAATATCAAGGTAAACTCTATCTTGACTTTGACTGGGGAGACCTTCAGGCAGGAGATTATATTTTAGTCGAAGTCATTATGCGTCAAGACCCAGATGAGTATACTGCGATGTATAACGACGCATGGTTGAAGGATTATGTTGAGGCACTTTTCCAACAGCAGTGGGGTCGTAACTTAAGTAAGTATGACGGCATTCAGATGCTCGGCGGTGTAACTCTCAATGGTCGTCAGATTCTTGAGGACGCAAGTCAATTCAAGAAAGACCTAGAAGCGCAAATTCGTAAAGATTATGAGCTCCCTCCAATGGACTTAATCGGATAAAATGACATACACAAACGATCCCCCAAACAACTGTTTTCAATCAGACTACACAAGTGCATGTAGATTGAATATTAATGGGTCTGCTCAAGAGCAGACTTTTATGGAAAATCTGATCGTAGAAAGTATCGAAATCTACGGTCAGGATATTTATTATATGCCTAGGATTTATGTCAACCGCGATACTATTTTAAATGAGGTTGAAACAAGTAAGTTTGAGCAAGCACTTACTGTTAGAGCATATGTTAATAATGCTGAGGGTTGGGAAGGACAAGGAGAATTGCTTTCTAAATTCGGTGTAAGAATCGAAGATAAGACAACGTTTATTTTTTCTCGTAAAAAGTTTACTGAAAAAGTTGATGACAATGCTACTCTGAATGTAGAGGGTCGTCCCAATGAAGGAGATCTTATTTGGTTTCCTAGAACCAAACACCTGTTTGAAATTAAATTTGTAGAAGCAGAAAGACCTTTCTATCAACTCGGTAAGGGTTATGTCTGGGAATGTCAATGTGAGCTCTTTGAATATAGCGATGAGCAAATTGATACTGGGGTTGCAGAGATTGATGCAGTTGAAACTGCCTTTGCCAATTCAATTAAACTTATTATGGATCCTGGCGGCAGTGGAGACTTTACGGTGGGTGAAGAAATCGTTGGCGATCTCTACTTGGCTACGGCGACTGCGACCTTAACAGGTGATGCTGTCAGTGCAATTGCAGTTACAGATGGTGGAGAATTCTATAAGTCTGCTCTGCCACCTACAGTTACAATTAGTGGAGGAGGAGGGACAGGTGCAACTGCAACCGCAACAGTCAGCTCTGCTGGCATCGTCACTGGCATTACTATTACATCTGGTGGTAATGGTTACACTAGTGCTCCAACAGTCACAATTGACTACTCACCCAAAGACTCCAGAGCAGAAGTCAAGTCCTGGGATAGTGCTACAAGGACTCTCCAAGTAATCAACCGCACTGGTACATTTAATACTGCTGAGACTATCAAAGGTCAAACTTCTGGTGCTCTTTGGAGTCCTGAGTCTTATAACACTCTAAATAATACAAACACTGCCGATAGCATCGATCAGAATTATTCGTTTGAAACTGAGGATGACGATATTATCGACTTCACCGAAACAAATCCTTTCGGTAGCATTGGGTCCACTACTGATACTACAATCTGATGTTAGGCACATATTCATATCACCAAATTTTTAGAAAGACTGTCGTTGCTTTTGGCACTCTGTTTAATAACATCGAAATCCATAAGGATGACGAAGTTATGAAGGTGCCTTTAGCATATGGACCTAAGCAGAAATTTTTAGCACGTTTGGATCAAACTCCAGATCCCACGAATAAAAGAGTACAAATTACCCTTCCTAGAATTTCATTTGAAATAAATGGGATTACATATGATCCAGGTAGGAAAGTATCACCAACTCAAAAAATTAAAATTGCTAAAGATTCGGATGATAACAAAAATGTTTTCATGCCAGTGCCATATAATGTGGGATTTGAATTAGCAATTATTTCAAAAACACAAGAAGATGGTTTGGAAATTCTTGAGCAGATTCTTCCATTTTTCCAACCACATTACAATCTTCCAATTAAATTGTTGGATGATATGAATGAAAGTAAGGATGTGCCAGTTGTTTTAAACAGTGTTGATTATGAAGATGATTACGAAGGAGATTTTTCAACTCGTAGAGCTATCATTTATACCTTAGGATTTACAGCTAAGACATATCTATACGGTCCTGTTACCGATTCCAAGATTATCAAAAAAGTTATTACCGATTACTATACTTCAACCGAAGTCAACACTGCTCCAAGAGAAGTGCGATACACTACAGTCCCAGATCCTATCAATGCGGATGCAGATGATGATTTTGGATTCGGTATAACTAAGGAAGAGTTTACTGATAATAAACAACGTAATCCACAAAGCGGAGTAGACGAGGACATTTAATATGGGAGCATTTGATGGTTTAAATGATGCGTTTGGCACTGAGCCTTCTGAAATTCAAAAGATTGAGAGTGACAAACCATCATTAAAAAAGAGTGAAACTGCTGATGTAAAGCAGGACTATGAGACAACTCGTGCTCAACTACATAACTTAGTTATGAAAGGGCAGGAAGCAGTTGATGGCATACTTGATGTGGCACGAGCGTCAGATCATCCTCGTGCTTATGAAGTGGCAGGTCAACTTATTAAAAACGTTGGAGACGTAGCAGACAAACTTATAGACTTGCAGAAGAAGATGAAAGAGTTGGATGCTGAAGAAAAGAAGACTGGTCCTTCTACAGTCAACAATACGATGTTTATTGGTAGCACAGCAGATCTTCAAAAGATGCTAAAGAAACAAAAGGAGATAAATAATACAGACTCAAATTAACACGACATGACAGTAATTAACGTAATTAGCACTAATTCTATTTCGGCATCTGCTACCGAGTATCAGGTAGTAAAGAGTGGTTTTTATAGAGTGAGTGCTACAACCGCAACGACCGTTTCTTTCAATGATGGTCCTGCAATTCAAGTATTTGCAAATGAAGCTGTGCTTCTGAAAGGTGGCAAACCAGGACAAGCAAGAGTTGTAAAAGCAACTGATTCTGCTACAGCAGTATATACTCTTGGTACAAATCTCGGTGAAGTTAGCAGCACGCATCCTTTCTCTGTTGGCGATTTTATCGCTGTAGAAGATGATTCAACTTCCCCTGCAATTGGCAGTGAATTTTTATCTGCTGGCACCGCTGGTAAGTCCATCACAGCAGCAACTGGTAGCACAATTACAACTGATGTGGACTCTTCAGCTGCTTCTGCTGATTACACTTACGCTTACAGCGGACCCCAAGCAGTTGTCAAGAGATGCGTAAAGATCACTGCTGGTGCAGGTGCTGCTATCGTCGTAGAGGAAATCCAAGTCGTAGGTAGCTGATATGCCAGCAGTAAACCAGGAAGCAGAAAGAATTATCAAGGGAATGAAGAGGCGTAGTGCCTCTCGTTTTCGTCGTCTCTATGGCAAACGTGCCAAAGAGGTGATGTATGCTACTGCCAATAAATTGGCACAAAAAGAGCAAGTAAAAATGCCCCCTACTTATAATGAGATCTTCAATGAAAACAAGAGTGGTGATAGTTCT